TGCAGCAGATCAAAATGTAACTGTTACGGATACTCAGGTTTATCAAACACAAATAATTAAAGCAGCTCAATTTATTGATGGCTTAGAAGCTGTTTTGAAAGGCGATACCACAACAAAAACTCAGCCTATGGCCTATCCTCGAAACGCCTTAGTGGATATTGATGGTTGGAGTTGGGACAACGATGAGATTCCCACTCAAGTCAAACAGGCTCAGATGGCACTAGCCATAGATATTAATACTGGCGAGGACTTGTGGAATTTATCTCAAGGCGATGCAACTGGAATAAAACGCGAAAGAGTAGAAGGCGCGGTGGAGGTTGAATATGCTGTATCTGATTCTAGTCGTATTCCGTATCGTAGTCGCAGTAAGGCATTATTAACCTCATTAATGAAATACAACGGATTAGGTATTCCCCTAGCAATGGGCTGATATGAGCGCTTCTTTTTACAACAGCATGGCGGCTGTCGCTGCAAAGCTGCTTACAAAGTTTGGTATGGAAATTACTATTAAACGTAAAACGGGCGATAGTATTAATCCAGTGACAGGAGCTATTGTTGCGGGAACGACTACAAGCTATACCCCAAAAGGTCTAGTGCAGAGATATAGGGAGGATCAAATAGATGGAACCAGAATTTTATCCTCAGATAGATTGGTCGTGGTTGATAACACTATTGAGCCATTAACAAGCGATCAGATTGTTTTATCTTCTCAGGATTGGAGCATTGTTAGCGTGGAAGAATCTAAGCCTAGTACGGTTGGAATTGTTTACTTCATTCAGGCGCGAAAATAATGGCTATAGTTAAAATTGGAGAATGGGCTAAAAAGGCCGAATTAACTCTCGACCAAGCGGCAAGAGGCATCACGATAAAACTATTTTCAGCGGTGATTATGGACACCCGCGTAAAAACCGGAAGAATGAGAGGTAATTGGCAGGCAAGCATAAAGAGTCCGATAAATACAAAGATCGCAACTACAGACGCAAGCGGCTCAAATACAGTTAATATAATGACCTCAAAGGTTAAAGCTGGAGAGGTTAATTACATGACAAACAATGTTCCATATGCGCCTTATTGGGAGCAGCAAGATGGGATGATGGCTAAAAATATGGCAAGAATTACAAGAATTATTCGTGAAGAGGTTAAAAAGGCTCAGTGAGCATTAAAATAGATCAAGCCTTTGTCGACAGCTTCATAGATGCTAGTTTTGGAGTTGAGATTGCGTATCAAAACCAATCCTATACGCCTACAGCGGGAACGGCTTATGCCGAATTATTAAATATTCCTAATGATATAACTGCATTAGATTTAAACGATACAAACGAAACCGATGGCCTTTTTAGGGTCATTTTGCGATACCCAGTGGATACGGGGGCTATTACGCCCAAAACAAAGGCCGAGGCTATTATGGATAATTACCCTATTGGTGGTAGTGTTTCATATTCCGGTCAATCTGCTAGAATAACCGCAGTAAATCGCCAAGCCGGATTAGTTGAGGAAGGTTGGTACGTTACTGTAATCACAATTTCATACAGGGCATTTATAACGAGGTAATCTACCATGCCAGATTCAGCGCAAACATTAGTGGATAGCGTGATTGCAATTTCTGCATCCCTTCCAGAATCATTCAATGACGATGGAGCCACTGGTTATCCATCACTAACTTATACAGCAGTTGGGCAAGTAACTGATTGGTCAGCAGGGGGCAAAACTTTTAGCATTGTCACTTCTAATCCGATCAATCAGCGTTCTACTGACAAGTACAAAGGAACATATAACAATGATGCCGACTCTATCACTGTAAATCGTGATGATGATGACGCGGGACAAGTTATTGTTCTTGCTGCACTTGCTTCAGATAATGACTATTCTTTTAAGGTTACTTATCAGGATGCTACTGATGATTTCTTTACTGGAAAAGTTGTTTCTTTTAACACTGTCGCTGGAGGCGCAGACTCTTTGGTTCAGAGAACCATTCAGGTAGAGCGCACTAGAGACACCGTTGTTACAACATAACAAGAGGTAGTCTATGGACTTGAGCAAAATTGACCTTGCGGCTGCGGCTGACAAGGGTATTACTGTTGACTTATTGCATCCCGTTACTGGTGATTCTTTAGAGGACGATGATGGGAAGGCTGTAAGCATTAAGGTATTAGGAAAGGACTCTAAAAAGTGGGTAATGGCTCTCCGGAAAATGGAGAGTCGTAACGCACAAAACCTAAAAGCAAATAGCGCCAGAGATACTGAAGCTAGGCTCTTAGAGGCGCTTGCTGAATGTACTCTTAGCTGGCACAACATTGATTACGATGGTAAAAAACTACCTTGTAACAAAGAAAATGCTCTAATGCTTTATAAAACGCGAGGTTGGATAACTGAGCAAATTATAGAAGCTGCCTCTGACAGAGGGCTGTATTACCAAAAGTAGAACAGCAACTAGAGAACTATGTGAAGTATTGGGCATGGCTCACTACTTCAGCTAAAGGCGCAAATCAAGCAAGAATGGAGTCAATCGTAGACCCCAAAATGCCTAAGATTGCGCCTTTTGACTATTTAATAGCTTTAGTTGCTGAGATTGGTTTAAGCGGGGTTAGTTGGTCAGATATATATCACTGGGTATTACTTTCAGGGACAAATTTAAGGCTCTGGGAAATACAACAGATTAAAAAATTGAGCATGATGTATCATAATTCCGCACAGCAGTATGAAGGCACATCCATTCCCTCCCCTTACAGGGATGTGGATATGGTCAGCCAAGAGCCTATTAACCATTTGCGAACTGATAAGGTGTAACTATGGTTGATGTCGCTCGGCTAGAAATACAAGCAGATTCCTCATCTGTTAAGACAGCCACAAAAAATATACAAAATTTTGGCAATAAGACTTCTATGGCAAGTAAAGCCATGCGAATCTTTGCGCCTCTTATGGCTGCGGCTGTATCTGCTAGGTTCTTTCAGAAAATGGCGGAGCAAGCCAATGAGTTTAATACTGCTCTGGCAGAGGTTTCGACCTTACTTGATAATGCGGCACAGGAAATGCCAATTTTAGAGCAAAATGCCAAAGACCTAGCGGCTACATTTGGCGGCTCACCAACTCAACAAGCACAAGCATTTTACCAAGCAATTTCAGCAGGAGCTTCAAATGCTACTGATGCGACTGCAATGCTTACTGCTGCAAATAAGTTAGCGATAGGGGGCGTGACAGACGTTACAACGGCCGTTGATGGTCTAACCAGTATAGTTAATGCCTTTGGATTAGAAGCCAACCAAGCCACGCAGGTGAGCGATGCAATGTTCATTGCTATGAGAGCAGGTAAGACTACAGTTGGAGAGCTTTCAGGTGCTGTTGGTAAGGTTGCGGCTTTAGCCAGCACAGCAGGGCTTTCAATGGAGGAATTGCTAGGAGCAACTAGCGCATTGACTACTGGCGGTATTGCTACTTCTGAGGCTGTTACTGGATTAAAAGCGGCACTAACTAACGTATTAAAACCTTCTAAGGATGCGGCAGATACAGCCGAGGCTCTTGGCATTGAGTTTAATATGCAAGCGATACAATCAAAAGGCTTACAGGGCTTTTTGAAAGACTTGGTTACCCAAACAGGCGGCAACCAAAAAGCAATGTTGAAGTTGTTTGGCAGTACAGAAGCATTGAATACTGTTTTTGCTCTTACTGGGACACAAGCTGAAACATTCGATGACATTATGCAAGATATGAAAAAGTCAGCGGGTCAAACAGATATAGCCTTTGGCAAAATGTCTCGCACGATGGATCAAAAATTAGCCCAACTAAAAGGAAAGTTTGCTGCAACCGCTGTAGAAGTGGGTAATTTTGTTGTTCAAGCGACAATGCCTATTGTTGACCATTTAAACGAAAATTTTGATGCTTATTCTAAGTATTGGAAAGATCTAAAAACCCAAGCATCCCAGATGCTTTCACAGATTTGGAAAATCTGGTCTCCTTTTTTCACAAATATAACCAGAGGTTTTAAGGCTGCTCTAAAGTTTTATATAGACCTTATCGCCCCTTGGG